CGTCCGCGTTCCACTCGCAAGCGACGTGGGGTATGCGTTCGTTACCGATTGCGCGCGCAACCGCGAACGCCTTTTCTCCGACGAGGAGATCCGAGAAAAATACGATATCAACCCCGACGCTTGGGACGAGATCGCCAAAAACAAATCACTCCGCCTCGCAATCAACTCGGAGTCCGAACGCCGCATGCTCAATGGCACCGCCGCACAAGAAGCGGCTGCCAAAATCTTCACCGAAGCTCCTCAGGTGATGGGGACTATACTTCGGGATAGCCAGGCCTCGCCTCGTCATCGCATCGAAGCATCGAAGGAGCTCCGCGCCACCGCCCGCTTCGACGACGAGAAACCCGGCGCCGATGCCGAGCACTTCACCATCACGATAAATCTGGGCGCCGACGAGAAGCTGGTGGTCGACTGCGGCCCCCCAAAACAACCCAAGGAAAACCGCGATGCCGAAAAGGACTGGTGAACGTGAAACGTTCACGTTCGCGGACGGACCCCCGCCTAGGCCAGAGCGCCGACAACAGACCTCTCCGCTGCTTGAAATTCTCCTAGACTGGCTCCTGAACCGCTGGCCTAACCCCACCGTCACCGCCCGCGAAATCTACAGATCCGGTCCCGGCCCCCTCCAAGGCGACAAAGAAGCAATCCTGAACCTGACAGAGACGCTCACTCGGCAAGGGTGGCTCATTCCCCTCAAAACCTGGCGACGCGACAAAAAGGAGTGGAAAATCGCCCGAGGGCCGATCCTAACAACCGACGTAAACCGGCAAAATATTCCAGAAAATATTCCGGCGGATTATTTTTAGGACGGCGAATATCCCAAAAACTCACCTCGAATATATTTCCCCGGACGAATATCCGGGATATTTCCGGCAATATTTCCGGCTGGCTCAGCTGCCCCGATCCCGGCGCGCTCGCTCCAACTCGATGACCTCCGCCCCGCCGGCGGCGGGCTCGTCGAGCACGGCGATTTGACGCACGCCAGTCCGGCCGCTGAGTTCCCGGCAGCCGGGCGAGACGATTGACCAGCGGCCCGCGGGGGTACGGCTGGCCGCCAGCACCGGTTCATTGACAGCAGGAGGGCACCACACAACCGGTATGTTGCTACGCGGACAGTCGCACGCAACAGGCGAGGGGACCAGCCGGGCCGGGCGGGGTCGGTCAGGGGGTGATCAGGGGGGTGTATGGAGTATGCAGCCTGATATGTCCCCCTCCCAAAAAAGCACGCTTATATACCTACCTCATACTTTACATACACACGTTCTACTCTCTCTAATATCTCTATATAGAATGGGCATTAGTAAGGGGTTTTTGCTGTATGTCGGTCATTGCATTCAAGCCACATGCGCATGTGGTCAATTTTCCCATTTTGACTTTGTAGGACGTCATACCCGAGTTTGTAACGGTACCCGTGCATGCATCGTCAACCTTCCTCATTTGGCCTTGCAACAGTGATCAGAGTTCCATCGGGCTGCTGTTGCAATTGATCGGTTTGGACCATCTCGGCGATTATTTCTCGGATCTCCTTAGCTCTCAAACCGCAGCGAATATGCTGCTGGAAAGTGCGAACAGTTGCCGACTTGCCAAGCAGGCTCCGAGCGCGGACACAGTTGATAAGCCGGTCGACCCATTTATTGCGTTCAGTAACCGGCGTGACAGTTTGGGCGCCGAAGCACAGCTGCTGCCCGGTAGTCCAAGCGATGCCTGCCCCCCAATGCACGTCCTCGAGTGTGACGGTTGCGGTGCGGAACCGGTACCCGGCTGCCCGGATAGTAGCGAGACGGATAGCCGTTTCGGCGGTACGGGCGAAGAAGGGACGCAACGCGGGATCCTGGTCGATGCGATCGTCGACCATACGGGTGAAGTCGAGATATTCCTTTTCGGCCGCCTTGTTTGCCCAGGGGAGCTGGGTGACCTGTTGCTCGACTGGGCGTTTGAGGTCGATCAGCTCGGCGGCGGTACCGTGCCAGCGATAAAGCTGGCGGCATTTCAGGGCGAGGTCGGCCGGCACCTGCCCGGGTGGCAATTGCGATCGGGTATCTCTGGCGCGCAATTCCGAACGCAACACCAAGAAGCGGTTGAGCAGGCCGTTATCGATTGCCTCGCCCTGTAGGGCCTGGAACAATTCATCGGGGGTGGACGTGCCGAAGAGGCTCAGCGCCGGGGAATGCACCTGCTGGGCTGTGCGATCCGCCCATTCCGGTGTTGAGGTCAATGAAAACGATACCCCCCACAGCGAGCGCATGAACTTGGTAATTTCACGCTCATGCCCGGATGCGGTCTTGGCATGAAGCTTGGCGAGGTAGGCGCCGAGTTCATCCGAGCAGCACAGCGACAGCGGCCGGCGGTGGACGAAATTGCACAGTGCCGAGGCTGACATGAAGGAGCTAGGGCCGACATGTTCCTGAGCGCCGGCTGCGTAGCTGACCTGGTGGGGCCGGCGACACGGCGGCCGATCAGGGTGCCGACCAGCGGGATTGCCGCCGCCAGTGCGAGCACGCGGTTGGGGCGTCGGGCGGTGGCCAAGATCCATTCGATCACCTCGCCGACCACGCCGGGCACGCCGCGGGTGTAGGGCTCGAGCTCGTCGGTGGCGGACGGCTTCTCGCTGTCGGAAACCGGCTCAGCCGTCACCGCCGGGGTCGATTCTGGCGACGGCTGCGGCTCCGGCTCAATCAGCTCGATCCGTTCCCCCGCCCAGCCCGTATGCTCGCTCAGGAACTTGAATGCGGTATCGAGATCGCAATCGTTGGCCGCCATCACCAGATCGAGCGGGGTATAGGTGAAGCCGGCACCCCCGTTGCGGCCGTCGCCGAAGTCCTTGATGCCTTTGGGCACGATGCTGAGGTTGCGCGCTCGCGCCTTGAGTAGGCGGCCGCTCGACGACTCTCGCCAATGTGCCACTGCCTCGTAGCCGCCACGCGCCGGGCGGCATTTGTAGAGCCCGAGCCTGGGCACCCAGCAATCCAGCCGTGCCAGGGCGAGGTTGTTAAGATCCCGGTGTGGTGTGTCGGCATCGGCGTCGAAGCTGGCGTCGCCATTGCCCGGCCTGCTCGGCGATGGATCCGGCTTCCAGCCCAGCGGTATGAGCACGGCGTCGATATTGCCGATCGTATCGGCGGAAAGGAACGGAAGCTCGTCAGGATCGTAGATGTCGAGCGAGTCGCCGACCCACCGGTAGGGCGCGCCGGTGTTGGGATGGGGGGTTGGCGGCAGCACGGTCTGTCGGCCGTCGGCGATCAGGTCGCAAACCCGTTTGCCGTCGATGTTCCAGGAGCGCGATGCAGTAATGTCGGGGCCGTAATAGAAGGCGGTCTCGCCCTTTGCGCCGACTTTCTTGACCGGCGTTGCCGGCAACACCTTCACGATCGCGGTCTTGATGGTGATGTCGTCGGTGTCGATATCGATCGCGACCATGCCGTGCGATGCCTTGCCGCCAACCACGCCGATACCGGAATCACCGTTACCCCACAAATTATGATCCATGTAGTTCGGCTGTCGGCCGTGCAGATAGCGTTTTTGCCACCCTACCAGCGGCACCCGCAGGCCGGCGCAGCAGTACCCCGGTGCTTTGCTGCCGGGCATAATCGGGATAGTGGCATAGCCACACTCAACCAGCGCTTCGGCGCATTGCTCGTATGGCCCCATGGTGCCTCCCTAGAATGGCGGCTCGTTGTTAGTGAGTTTTTGGCGCAGAGCCTGCTCGTATCCAGTCAGCATTCGGAACAGAAACTCGCGCCATTCCTCGCGGCTGAGCAGCTGGAGATCGGTCTTGCCGATCTCATCGAGATAGCCGCCGGCGCTGCGGCCGGCCTCGAGCATCGCACCCAGCTCGTACTCGTCAAACTGCTCGGCCGACATGGCGTAAAACCTCCGTGCCAGGGTGTGACATTGATTGCGATTGCACAGCCAGACGACGTTGCGCATCCGATGCGGTTGCGGTGCGTAGCCGATCCACCATGCATGTCGTCGGCAGACTGCACATGCAGTTGGTACCTTGGTCGCGTAGCGGATAATTGCGTAATGCATGACTAATACGGAATCGCATCGTTAATTTCCGGCACTGGCTGCAGTGTGGTGAAGACACGGCTTGCATTGCGGTCGAGCTCGAGCGTAGTACCGTCGTCAAGTTCCACGCGGTAAGCGACAATCTCCCAGTACTTGCCCGAGGGCGCGACCTGGATATGCGTCACCGGCAGTAGCTCATCCTGTCGCGTCAAAGCTTCATCGACACTGTCAGGTGGCCGCTCACCACCCGTCATTTGTCGCCACCACTTTTCAGCGAGAGTACGTGCCCACCCCACATGCTGGAGGCAGATCCATTTGTTGAAGGTTTCAATGCCACACTGGTAACTCACGCGCAGTGACGGCGTATCCTTGTGATGGTAGAAACACGTAACATCATCGACTTCGAGCCAGTCGGATCGCTTACGCTGGCTACTGAGAATTTCGACAGTGTCGGCGCGCGCTTCGTGTTTTATCTCCCGCTGTGGGAACGTGAAGCCGCAGTGCGAGCATTCGCCGACGCCCAGCATGACGATTTCCCGGCACGACGGGCACACCTTGGTCGGTGCCTCGCCGTCTTTGCTATTGCTTTTGATCTTGATGCGAACGTCGTCGACCGGACCGAAGCGCCGGACATTGCCGGCGAAGTCTAATACGCAGCAATTATCCTTGCCGTCTGCCTTGCGGGTACCGCGGCCGACCTGCTGCACGTAGAGACCGGCCGAGCATGTCGGGCGCAGCATCGCGATAAGATCGACGTGCAGAACATTAAAGCCATAGCTAAGTACCATGACCGAGACCAACGCGGTCAGCCGCCCGGCACGGAAATCTTCGATGATGCGATCGCGCTCGTCGCTCGGCGTCTCACCCAGGACCATCTCGCAGTCGACGCCACGCGCGCGTAATGCATTACGTACCATAGTGGCGTGGGCGACACCCACGCAGTAGACCAGCCAAGCACGGCGGCGTCCGAGATAAGTAGCAATCTCATCACAGGCGCGTTCAACCACGTCGCCCCTGATCGCTGCGGCCTCGAGCTGGTCGGCGATAAACTCGCCACCGCGCTTGCCGACGCCGGAAACGTCAATGGTCGCGGTGGTCGCCTTTGACGACAGCGGCGAAAGCCAGCCGTCGCGAATGCCCTGGCCAATACCGTATTCGTAGACCACGCTGTCGAAGATGTGCCCTTCACCTTCGCATAGATGTCCGCTGTCGAGGCGGTAGGGCGTCGCTGTCAGTCCGACGACTCGCAAATCGGGCGTGAGCTCACGCAATGCCTCAATGGTGGCGCGATACATGCCTTGCTCGTGGTGAGGAAGAAAATGCGCCTCGTCGATGATGACGAGATCGCGCGGACTAATATCCTTTGGCCGGCGATAGATCGAGTTGACCAGGACGAACAGGATCTGTGCGTCGGTATTGCGCTCACCCAACCCGTCGCAGTTGATGCCGATCGGCGCCTCGGGCCAGACCCGCAGGAGCTCTCGGATATCTTGGTCGATCAGTTCACGATTAGGTGCCGTGATCAGCACCCGCATGCTGGGGTGATCAGTCAATAGTTGCTTGACTAGAAATGCGATGACGACCGATTTGCCCAAACCGGTCGCCATTGCGATGAGTGGATTGCCACCGCCGTTGTGCCAGAAGACAAACAGGGCGTGCAGAGCCTCTTCTTGATATGGGCGTAACAGCATGGGGAAAACCTCCGAAAGAAAACGGCCACCGCCCCTTATCGGCGGCCGTCCAGCAAGTCATCAGCTCCGCCACGGTGCATCACCCTTCGGTGTTGCTGGCTTCAGCGCAGGAGATGGCGCAGGAGATGGTGCGGAAAATGGCGCAGGAGATGGTGCAGGAGATGGTGCGGAAGACGCGGCGGGTTGCTCATACGGAGACGTAGCCGAAGCATTGCGTGCCCGCTTGGGCTGATAATCCGGCGGCCTTACCGAGGTAATACAATTGCGGTCGGGGTAAACGCCGTCTTTATCCCGCTTGATACCGACCCGCGCCATGACCGGCTTGAACAGCATGACGCCAATATCCTTGGTCGGCGTCGTGATGCCGACCGCAGTATAGATGTCGGTCAACAGCCGCTGCCCGATCTCGACCGCCTGCTGGCTGACATTCTGCAACGTAACGTTCTGGTAGATTTTGCGGCCGCGATAGTCGCCGCTCAGGATTTCGAACACCGCGAGCAGATAGGTGCCGTTCCCATTCTTGGCATACTCGACGCCGCTCTCAATCATCTGGGCCTGGTACCAGCCGGCCGGGAAAGGCTCGAAGTCGCGCGTGCCCTCGTGTGTCGAGGGATCGAAGATTTCTGGTAGCTCGTCAAATTCAGACATGGTCTGTCTCCATCGTTTCGGGTGCCGCAGCAGTGGTTACGCCCGCCTGCGGCTGCGGGAAGAACTTGCCCAGCGTGGGCATGAAATCGAAGGTTTGCGGGATTCTGATACGCTCAGGCATGCCGTATCTATTTTTGGCGACGAATGCCGGCCGACCTTCACAATGCAGCCAGCGCGTCGAGCCGCCATCGGCACGCGATCGCGTTTTGCCGAAGCCGCCCTGCTCACTCTTGACGACCACATCGGTGGCGAGAAAGCCGATCAGATCGGCGCTGTCCTCAACCAGCGCGCGGGCACGCTTGTGCAGCCGTAACTGATAGGACGTATAGCTTGCGACGCGCGGATCATTGACGGTGATGATCTCGCTGTGTGCAATCAGCACGATCATCATATCGTGGCTGCGACGCAGCCAATTACAGCCGCGCAGAAAATCAAGCCACAGCGAGTCCGCCTCAACCCATCCTTTGCCGTAGCCCGGGCTCTCGATCGAGGCATAGCCGCGATCAGCGCACAGCGCGGCCAAGATCAGCGGCTCAAGCTTGTCCAAGCTATCGACGATTGCGGTCTGATAATTGTGATTTTCCTTGCCCAAGTGTTTGATCGCCTCGACGACACCGGCAAGATTTTCACAAAGCCCGAATGTCTCGATCTGCAATCCGCTCGGGCAACCATCTTCAGTCTGAATAAAGACCGGCTTCGGAAAGTTCTGCGCCAGCGTTGTCTTGCCGACACCGGGCTGGCCGTGAATTACGATGATTGGAGGTAACTTTGCGGTGGTTCGGGTGATCTGCATTTGAAGATCCTCTCTTAGATGTCAGTTCGGCTTGTTTTCGCGGAGCTGTCCGTCGACGACCTTGAACATGCTGCGCGTGATCATCTGGCCGATCTGCTCACCCTTATGCATAAACAGGAAATGATTTTTGCCTGGATGGTCATAGCTAGCCTTGAAGCCGATGGCGCTCAGCTGGTCTTTGCCGTCCTCGGTCGTAGGGTCGAGCCCTGGATGATCCTCGACATTGATGATCATCACAGAAGGATCGATTGGTTCTTGCATTGGATTGCTCCACGCTTGCGTTAGGAAATCTTGGCAGTCCATCCTGCTCATGATTCATCCCCCAACAGGAAATCGAGCGCGGCTCCGAGTGGACCGTAGGCATGACCGTGTGAATCACGACAGAGCGCACGGCGGATCGCGTGTGGATCCGCGCCGTGTTGAACAGCGAACGAGAACGCGATGCTTGAATCGCGGGCATTGGTGTCCGCTTGTGAGTTTGATTTGTGGTTCGTGAGAAACAGTTCGCCGATGCGACCATCGGCAAATCGGCTTGCGGTCGCGGTGTAGCGCAGGCCGTTAACCTCGACCTCGAACGTTTCGGCCGCGCGCCGGTTCGGGAGGCGTTCACGATTCATGACGCCCCCGCAACAGTTGCCATTGTTCAAGTTGTCGAAGCGCGGCATCGAGACCGACGGCGACCGCGACTTCAGCGCCGGCGACGCGCATTGCGTCCTGGGCCTCAAGCTGAAGCTTGGTTGGTTTGCTGCCGTCTGCTTTGAACTCCAACCCATAGGTTTTGCCGGCGTAGATGACAATCAAATCCGGGATGCCGGCTCGCACCCCGAGACCTTTCAGAATCGCGGCCTCGATCGGCGAGCGGCCGCCGCCATTAGCGACATGAAACCAGTATGCCGTCCGCGGTGCGCGCAAACGCAGATGCTCCAGCACCGCGCGTTGGATCACGTCTTCAGGGCGTTTGCGGCGGCGGGGCATTGCCATTGCTATGATCTCACTCGCTATGCGTGTTTCGCCTAAAGAAGAGGCGCCGCCCGAAGGCGACGCGCATCACCTCGAACGTTCTATTGGAACCCCCGCGGCTCTTCTTCGATGGCCCTCTGCAAGGCGGCGATGGCGGCGATGCGCTCAGCAATGGCCTGCTCGACCATGCGCTCTCTCCCGGAATAACAAACCGATTCCGTTATGGCGTGCGCCAAATCGCTCTGAGCCTCCACGACGCGCAGGATCGCCCAGCTAACCGGATCCACGATGTCCCACTGGCCGAAATGTCGTTTTGCGTCTTCAACCTCAAAATCAAAACGGTCGCACGCAGCGGAAACGTTGCTGATGTCAGGTGCCGGCATGACTTCCTCCCTCTGAAAGAAGCGGCCCCGCCCGCGATCGGCGAGCAGGGCCGAGGTTTATTCACGCGACGACGCGAGCGAGGGCATCCCACACCGCGCCCGGACCAAGCATCCGGATCGCCACTTCGCGGCTCTCCGGTGAGATGGAGCGCCAAGTAGCGGCGAGAATCTCCGCTTCGGCGTTGACCGCCTCCGCCTCCTCCTGACTGCGCCACCGGCATTCCGCTTCCCGCCGCTCCACCTCCCGCTGAGCGCGCACTTTCAGACGCTCGCTCACTTGGAGCGGCAAAACGGCGTACAGGGCTGCGGAATCTTTGATCGACGGGTGCAAGTGCTGCACCCCGCTAGCGAGATTGGCAGCTCGTTCAATCCGCTGCTCGACGCTTAAGCGGTGACGGTGGCGGGCTTGCCCGCGGCCGTCGAGCGTCGAATTGTTGCGATCGGGGGGAAGTCTAGCTATATGGTTCATGTCAAACCCTCCTTGGGGTCTTAGCGACCGGCGGCGTGGGCTTCGAAACCACTTGACGTCGTCGGTCGCGCCTCCTCCAGCAGTTGGCAGTTTCCACCAGACGGTCGTTGCCGGAGATCACGGCCGCGGCGGCTGTCTCTCACGCCGTTTGTGCTGCCTCCGCTGCGACCCATTCGCGCGCGATCATGCAGCCTCCGGTGAAGGCGGCGTCAGCCCCGCGCGCCGCGTGGCGGCTTCGCGCGAGTTCTTTCGGTCCCAGACGTCGAGCTTTCCGGCTTCGCGGTAGCGACGGCCGTTCAGATAGACAGGTGGGGGAAATCCAAGCGCCGGATTTTTATCCCAACGCCGAAGGGTATGCGGGTGAACACAGTAGCGCTCCCGCGCGACAATGACGTCTGGAATGAGGACTGGGGTCTTAGGGTCGGCCATAGTCGCAATACCTCGGCTTGCGGGCGCGATTACGCGCCCAGCAACAGTGAGCAGCAGGTGCTTCAGGGTTTTGACGGCGACCTATTACGGATAGTTTCGCCGTGTCATACGCAAGACATTATGCGCATTAGTTTGCGCGTAAAACAGACAAGTCGCGCTAATCGCGACAGACGATCGCGACAAATCGCGACTATCGCGACAACTCACATCGAATCTGCGCGCTTTTTTCCCCGCTGGACGGTTCGCAGGCCACACCAGAACTTCGGTCCGACCGTGGTGC